GTCAGAATAGTCAGCGTCCCAGAACATAAACATTTGACCAGTAGTATCCGCTGGACACATCGGCGTGTATTGGAACTTCATGTAGCCGACCTGGAATTGTTCATACAAGTGGGCCATCTCACTGAGCCACCTGCCCATGGTGGAGTACCCGGGGTTAACGAGTAAGTTCCCCTGGATCGCAAAGGTGACACTGGTAGTAACCTCCGAGTTTAGAACCGCCCGGGAGGTACCGTGGGACGGAACTCTCTGAGTGCTGTCCGTGGCCCCCTGGAGTAATGAACCCTGCGTATAGGGGACTGGCATACCCCTTGAAAGGGTAACGCCGTGTTTCAGAGGTCTCTGATGCTCTTGGACTTTGTGCTTCTGACCTCCAGAATGGGCAACACGTTCGCGCCCCGACCTGGTGTTTTTCTTGCCGGGTTTTGGGTTTTTTGTTAAAATGCTGGAAGCCTCATTGTAAACGCTTGTTAGAACGTTTTTGGCTTTGCTCTCCGCCCAACGGGCGGCTTTAGAGTGAGCCAGTTTAATTGCCTCGTTGGCTATGAGGTCCCCCCCAGCAGCTATCGCCACTTCGGGGATTAGTTTGGTCTTGGACTTGGCCTTGGATCGGCTAAGTAAGGGTTTTTGTGAAATTGATTTCGCTTTGTTGGATTTAGAAAAATTCATATTTGTTGTTTGGCATTAGACTAATGCGAGGTTTGACCCTCATGTGTGAGATTTATAGTGTCTTCTAGATGTTGCCTGTCAGGTTACATTCCATGTATCCGTCCTTCTGGCAATCTCTAAAGAACCAATCTTGCACAGGCTCACCTGCTAGATTGATGTTAACGGTTTGATATTTCCGCTCTAAAGACACTTGCTTTGACACTGCCATGTCAAAGGCTAGGGCGAAACTGTTCCTTGTCATCAAGGTAGGTTCCACCAGAACTGGCTCTTTTTTAGAGTCACCCAGTTCTATGTATGCCCTGTAGAACATAGAGTCGTTATATTCCAGGGGCAAATCTTTGAATCCATCAGTCTTCTTGTACACGGAGTAGGCCATGTATTGGTTAACTGGGATACCGATGTTCATGAGAGTGAGAGCTCGCATTTTAACTCTCATGTATCTCCCAAAAATTTTCGGGTCTTTGTATTTCAACGATTTCAGAGCGGCCTTGAATTCTTTTTCAGGCGATCTAATCATCGTATATGTGTGGTTGCCATCTTTGTCTGGG